CGTTTAGGCATTTTCTTATGTTTGGACATTTTAGACATTTTCTTGTGCATCTTCATAAGTTTCTTACGAAGAGCCCTAGCTTTGCGAAGGCATAATTTCTTGAGCATAGCTACGGATTTGTATACCCTTTTGCCACCAACTTTCTTGGTTGCCTTAACGCGGTACTTCTTACAAATACGAAGGAGTTTGGAAGGAGGTTTACGGTGTTTTGCCATACTACGTTTAGAAACACGACGTTTTTTACCGAAATTAAATCCGAGAAATCCCATTATAATTAATTTGTATATTTTTAGTCTAGAATTTTTTTTTCAATTAATTATTTAAATTAAAATTATTTATACTTTACTTTATTTGCATTTGAGGTTCCACCAGTAAGCACACCTTTAACGAAATCGGCAAGACCACCACCAAACTCTGCGCGACGGCGGCGACGTTTCTTTTTAGCTGCCTCTTCTCCGAAGGCGCGGCGACGGGAAATAACACCTGCAGCAGTTCGGCGACGGGCGCCTACAGCTACGCAACGGCGACGACGTTTGGGGGCACCAATGGCGTATCCTGGGTACTCTTTATGCCCTTTCATAAAATATTTAGAATCTTTTTTCATTTTATCAGCCCGTGCTTTCCTCCTAGATTCCGTGTTACCAATAGCAGTTGCACGGCGACGGCGACGAAGACCGTATCCGGAGCTACTGGGAGCTGTGCATGGTGAAGGGAAGAGACCAGTGCTATTGGCACCTAGGACACCACCGGATCCATTGGGGCAAAATTCGTAGCCCATTGAGGCACTTAGCATTGGGTTACCACCATTACCGAACCCCATAGCGCGGTGGCCGGCACAATGGCGTTTGTAAAAGGAACGAAATGCCTTCATAGCAGCCTTACGGGTGTGTGCAGGGCGACGGGCAGCAACGCGACCACGTTTGCCGAACATAGCACCAGCCATCTTGTTTTCATGATTCACACCGAACACCATGTCACGACGATACATTGGGCTGAGACGACGACGTTTGCCGAACATAGCACCCCTCACCATATTTCCTTTATCATCTACAAAATTCTGATTTGTCATATTACCGAACATCATTGCACCAGCCATGGGGTCTTTACAATTGCTACCAAACATCATGTCACGACGCTTTACCATGTGTTTGCGACGGCGAACACCGGCCTTGCGTTTAGGCATTTTCTTATGTTTGGACATTTTAGACATTTTCTTGTGCATCTTCACAAGTTTCTTACGAAGAGCCTTGGCTTTGCGAAGGCATAGTTTCTTGAGCATAGTTACGGATTTGTATACCTTTTTACCACCAACTTTCTTGGTTGCCTTAACGCGGTACTTCTTACAAATACGAAGAAGTTTAGAAGGAGGTTTGCTGTGTTTGGAAACACGGCGTTTAGACACACGACGTTTAGAAACACGGCGTTTTTTACCAAAATTGAGTCCAAGAAATCCCATTATAATTAATTTGTATATTCTTAGTCTAGAAATTTTTTTTCAGATAAATTAAATTAAATTTAAATTAAAAAATCATAAAATTTAAATTTATTGGCAAATGTAGAATATAAATTCCAACGAGTAATTATTTCTATAAATTTACTTTTATTTTTAGCACTTTTATTTAAATTTAAATCAATTTGTTCCCCTTTAAATAATCTACGTGCTGTTTGGTAATCAAATGATTCAGGTGGTTTATATTTACCAGTTAATAATAAATTTTCAATAAATCTATACTTCTTTATTCCATTGAACGCAGAAATAGGTCCCACCTTAGGAATTGTACAAGTATAATCACATCCACAAAGGATACAAAGATCTATAAATTCATTAAAATTTAATTGAAGTCCCTGAAGAACTTTGTCTAACTCACATTTAATAAAAACGTTTCCTTTAATAATTGAACTTTTTTCGGTCTTACCTTTAGAAAAAAGAATATTTGTCCCTCCAAATGCAAGTGTATCGGTATCTTCGGTAATGATATAATCAGCAATTCCACTCTTTTGTAAATAAACACAATATTGTTCGGCTTCACCTTCACATGCAAAAAAAGGTATTCCTAGACTTTCTAGGAGTTCCATAACTTCAACGGAATGTTGCCGATTTACAGTTTTTATATTTTTTTCTAAAAACTGGATCTTCTTAATGATTTCAGGATCACTGGGTTCTTCAGAATCTGAATCAAAAAAAGCAGGATCCTCTAAATTAAGTGGTTCTTTAATTTTATTTTTTAATAAATTAAGTTGTTCCTTACGTTTTTCATTTTGTTCCTTACGTTTCTTAAGAACTTCAAGTTTAGCTTCTGGTGGTTTTCCATCAAAAACAAATATACAATTAATACCATCTAATTCAATTAGTTTATGTAAAAAACCAAGTATATGGAAATTATCACCATGATAAAGATATTGAAATTTATACAATAAAATACTAGAATCAATACATACTGTTTTACCTTGTAATGATTCTAATTTTATTTCCGAGAATGACTCAGGAGCATGTTTTTTTATAAGAGCTTTAATACCTTTAATACCCATTTCTTTTTTATAACTTAAGTTTTAATTGTTTAAATTAAATTAAATTAAACTAAAAATTAAAATAGAAGTTTTAATTATAAAACCTTTTATAAAAATGTCTAGACGTTCAGGGTTTGGAGAAATTAGTAAAAATATGGGTTTTGGTATTCTTGCTCTTATTATTATTGCAATAATTGGTTATTATATTATGAATAATAATTCTAAACAAAAAGCACAGATAGCCGCAAAAGAACACGCTGATGCAGAAGCAAAAGCACAGGTAGCTGCAAAAGAACACGCTGATGCAGAAGCAAAAGCACAGGTAGCTGCGAAAGCAGCAAAAGATGCACAAGATGCTGCAGATGCACAGGCAGCAGCTCGAACACAAGCAGATATTCAAGCACGGGCGGTAGCCCAAGCACAAGCAGATGCACTAGCACAGGCAGCAGCGCGAGCACAGGCAGAAGCACAGGCAGCAGCTGAAGCAAGGGCAGTAGCTCAGGCAAAGGCAGATGCATTAGCAAAAGCAGCAAAAATTTCTTATTTTGCAATTATTAATACGGGTCCATTTTATTCTACTTCACTTAATGGACCTTGGAAAAGTGTACCAGGTGGAATAGGTGGTGTACAATCTATGGTAAATTTGGGTGGTAATAAATATGGTGCTCTACAAAATTATGGAAAAATTCTTTCACAAGCAGGACCTGCAACTAATATAGAAAGTATATCTGGATGGAACAATACATCTATAAATGATCTTATACCAGACAACATTGATAAAAATAACTTTGCATTTAACAGTATTGTTACATTAAATGATAATAGTATTTTAGCAATTGGTAGTGATGCTAATATATATACGGCACCAGGTCTTATTGCTGGATATGAAAAAGTTGATGTTGTAGGTGATTACAATAAATTTATAAGCGTTATTCAAGCTATGGACGGAAGTTATGTTGGTACAACAAATGAACGTAAACTTGTTACATCAAATAAACTCTCAGGTCCTTGGAAAAAGATAGCTGGATCTGATATTAGTTTTATTACACAACTTAATGATGGTAGGTTTTTAGCAAAACAAGGTTATTATGATAGACAAAATGCATTTATGGAGTCTAAAAGTATAAAAGGACCATGGGATAATATGTCTATTAAAGGACCAACTAATACTAATGGTGATCCTTTGGGTGATATGGATATTTTACCAAATTCTGTTTAAATTTTATTCTTCAATTTCTAAAAATGGAACAAATTTTATACTTTCAATTTCAGGTTCAGGTTCAGATTCAACTTCATCTTCAGTTTCATCAATTTCTAAAAATGGAATAAAAACCTTTTTAGGTTCTTCTTTGATATTTAGTACAATACCAGTATCTTTTTCTTTTATTTTGGGTGCACGGTATTTAGGGTGTTTGGTAATACCTTCTTTACGATAAAATAAAACATTGTCCCAAAATTCTTTTATTTTAGGAAGTTCTTTAGAAAACCACTGGCGATCACGGTGAACTTCTACAACATTCATAATATAATCATTGTCATTTTTTCCGGGTACAAATTCAATAAAATGGCCTAGATCCAAATTTGTTATTTCTAAAGTTAAAAGGACTTGGGAAAGATAATGATGGGGTACTTCACCCATAACTATCTTACGACTAAGAGGACATTTAACTTCCAATAAAATACCATCGGTTGTAATTCCATCAGGAGAACCACCTAACCATGGATACTCTGGGTGAATCAATAAACCAAAAGGAAGTACTTTTTTATTATATTTTTCAGAATACTTTTCAATAGCGACATCTTCATAATAGGTTCCCCATTTTGTTGCTGAATTACCAATAAATGGTTTAGGATTAGCATTACATTTATCAACTAAAAGATTCCATGGTTTTTTATAACTATTTTCACCTAAAACAGTAGGTACATCACTGGCAGTTATAGCATTTTCACGTTGTTTATACCATTCAGGTGTACGTTGTTCATATTGTGGTATCTTTAATAATTCTTCAACCCTTGGGTCAATATCACTCATTTAATTAAACTTTAATTAAGTGTTAATTAATTCTTTAATTAATTCTTTAAACAAACTTAAGATAACGAATATCTTTATTAACTGAACTCAGTTTAGAATTTATTTTTCTTTTACCAAATGAAGCTTTAGTTGAATTTTGTCCAGCAAAATCACCTGTTGTAGAAGTTAAACTTAGTTGATTCCATAAAAACGTATTGTCCTGAACTGGTACTTTAGATAATCCAGCAACCATAGGTGGAGTCCATCCTTGTGAAGTTGCAATTCCCGATGCCATTAAAGATTTTTAAAAAGAACCGTTATTTTATTTTAATTAAGAATTAAATTTATAATTTTTGTTAATTCACCAGAATCACGTAAAATCTTTACACTTACATTTTCCATTTTAATGATATTAACATTTGGTTTTACCGCAATATTTTCACAATGTTTTATATGGTGTGGATCTAATGGATCTTTTATATTAGTATCTCCATAAACATGGTAATTTGTAACTGAGTTTATTAATGGAGCTAAATTTTTATATTTACGGTCTTTATCTTTTTTTATAAGTATTGTTGGTGGAACAAATGCTAAAACTGAATGTACATTTAATAATGAACCAAATAGAATAGCGGCATATCCACCCCCTGAATTTCCAATAAAAAGAACTTTAGTATATCCTTGAATTTTTGAACGGAGATAATCAACTGTAGAAGGTATATTTTTAGAAATATCTTTAATTCCTTTATGGTAACTTGAGTTAAATATATCAATATAAAAAAGTTTATCAGTATCAGGAAAAATTTTAAGATAATTTAAAAACTCAAATGGTAGAATACCACCCATTTGTTTAGCATATCCACCAAATGAAACAATAAGTATTTTATTACCATTTAAAATTCCAAATTCAGAATTAGTCATTTAATTAAAATAACGCAACTTATTAAATTGCTTTTAATTTAAATGATTTCATTAAAATCTTTAAAAACATTTTGTTACGTTAATAGTTTTTTATTTACATTAAGCTATATTTTAACAAAGTACAATTATTTTTACATAACATACCTTTTTAGAAATTATATACTTATGTTTTTTATAAGTTATGGAACTAAAACAAAACCATCCATTTCTAATTTTAATTTAAAACAAAGTAAATATAATCATCTATATGTTTTAAGTTCGACTTTAATAGAATCAGTAACAAGTTTAATTATTAAAGATTCTCATAAAAATGTTCCATGGATTTTATTTTTACCAATGTTGTTTTTGTTTGAATTATTTTTAGATTTTTTCCATTATACTTTTCACCGTATGCTACATTCAAAATATCTTTACTTTATACATAAAACACATCATTATTACCAAAACCCACGTATTATAAATACATATTATCACAATCCTCTTGATTTAATTATAACAATAAGTATACCAACACTTATTTCATTGTATATGTTATATTATACATTTACCAGTTATCAAATACAACTCGTAATGGTATATAAAAGTTTTATAGAGATATCTGGTCATAGTGGAAAATATAAACTTTCATCAAGTTTTCCATTGTGTATATGGATTCCCCGTATTTTAGGAATTGAATTATATACAGAAGATCACCACCTTCACCATTCTCAAAATAATTGTAATTATTCTAAAAGATTTAGTATATGGGACAAGTTATTTGGAACTTATTGTAAATTAAATTAAATTTAATTGGTTACATGAATTTGTATTATCTGTTTTTATACCTGAAGAGTTATATTCTAAATTTGTCCCAAGTTCATCATTTTGATCAAAATAAGCATGTTCTGAAATACATGCGGTGTCTTTATTTTTTTGAATAAATTTTCTAAGTAATTGGTCAATTGGTTGTTTCATATAAAAAAGATTATTTATGATATCAGGTAAATATTTAACTTTATAAGCAATAGCATGCATACATAATATCCAATTATTTACAGGTATTAAATAATTTTCTTTTTTATATTTCCGTTTACAATTTAATTGACAATAACCTAAATAAAATATTTTAAAACGACTTGTTTTAAATTGTTCAATTGCTTGTGGTAAACTGGATAAATCTTTTGGTAAAATATCATCTTCAAAAATAATAATTGTTTCTAAATTATTTTTTATAGCATGTAAGTAACACATAACATGAGAAAGTTGGAGTGCCAAACGTGTTTTCTTTTTATATATTTCACTAAAAGGTGAATATTCAAAAGTCGAACTTAAAATAGTATAATCTTCATGTGTTAAATCATCCGGTGTAATAGCATCAAAAAAGAAACAATTAACATTTTTCATAACATTTAACATATAATCTTTTCTTTTTGGTAAAACAATACAATAAATCATGTCAACACCATATTTTTGAGTTCCCAAATGATATTTAAATTTATTTTGAAATTTAAAATTATTTAAATAGTTATTTAAATTAGGAATAGTTTTATGATCATTTATATAATATATTTCTATTAAAATTAATAAAATAATTAAAAAAATAATTTTAATCATTTTAAATTTAACTTTTATTTTTATTCTTCATGAATTTTGGGTGCCAAACAATACTGTAATTTTCCCAAGTTAGCAACATTGTATTCTATTACCAATGGGTACTCTTTCTTTAAAAAGATTTCAACTGTACTACACAGATTTGTACTTTTAGTAAATGAATTAAGGTACTTCAAATCAAATTTCTCACTAACATTTTGATTCTTTTTAGAAAAAATCAGTCCATTTTGTGCTTCTCCTATAATAATTTTCTGACTAGCAAAATCTCCATTGCTTTCTAAAATAAATTTAGATTCAGTACTACTTATGGTAACTTGATTACTTATTACAGAAAGATCACGGCAGTATTTCTGGAGATCAATAGAGGGCATTGAAATAACAGAATCGTAAACAATATCTGGAATTTCTAATTTTTCTTCAGATATATCTAACATTTTTAGGTAACTTTCAGTAACAGTATTCTTTTCTTTATTTTCTATACGGATACCTAGTTCGTTCATGGAATTTTTATGGATAAAGAGTGTTAATACATCATTGTTAGAAACAGTTTTTAATATTTTAAAAAAATAAATCATGTTGATTCCACAAATATTTTTTGTAGAACACTGGTATTCCTCAAAATTATCTTTAATTAATCGAACATAAACTAAAGCAACACGGGCATTATCCATTGTCATAATTTTAAGTCCATTATTATCAAAATATAAATTGATATCTGTGAGAACTTCCTTTAAAGATTCAACTAATATTTTAATACTCTGCGATTGAACAGTTTTAATATAAAGTGCATAAACTGAATCGGAATCCATAATTTAAGTTAATTTTAATTATTTTATTTTTTTAAATGAATTAACTTTTAAATTTCATCATTAATATTAACTATATTAATACTTTTTGCATATACAAGATGTAATTGTGCATCCAGTGTATTTATTTTATCATAATTTAATAAAATTAATTCAGCTGTGATTGGTATTTTGTTATTGAGATACATTTTAAAATATTTTGTGATATATTCACTCTTTTCGTCAAATTGTAATGATGCACAAATAAGCGAATTGTGTTTCTTAAAAAGTTCATTTTGTTGTTCTATAAAATCAAAAATATCAATAATAGAA